ATTGGTTGTTCAATTCTGCGCCGCGAGATTGAAGAGCCTTGGCCGTCGAGCCCGAATTGAGGATCCCTGACGCGGCGCCTTGGCCGGTGATATTCTGTGAAAGCTGGCGCATCGCCGGGGCATAGCCGGCCAATTGCAGATAATTGTTATATCCAGCTTTGGGATCGCCGCCGACACCGAGTAGCGATGAGAGATTCGTCATCGCCCCGGTGCCTTGGTTCATCGAGCCGCCATAGGTCGACGTGAGCAATGCGTTGTTCGTGTTCTCCGATGAAGATTTTGCCGCTTTGGGCTTTAGGAAGCTCATCGATAAATCCCCATCGTCTGCACCGGCCGAAATTGTGCGATAATTCGTTGTAGAGTGTCCGGGTCGAGCATCTGCAAATGATTGTTGATTAGCGCGGCCGAACCATCATAGCCCGCTGTGGCACCGCCACCGGCTGCAATCCCATTGGCCGCTTTGCCGATGCGATCCGCAATCATGCTCACCCGCGACGGATCGGCACCAATCATGTGGCCGAAGCCCGTTGAAACGGGATTGAACGTCTGTGCTGTGGCGCCCGCACCGGGCTTAAGGAAGCTCATCGGTTTGCAATCTTCCACTGGAATTTGGATAGAACGAAAAGCTCACACGGACCTTCGGACGTGTCCCGCATTCCTGCACTGCGACCGCCGGCCCAACGGGCAAGCATTTTCACGTCACGGCGGAAATCCGGTACAAGCCCAAAAATCAAATTAGCATCGTGCTTTTCGAAGAGGATCCGAAAGGATTCACGCGCATGATCGATGGCTCGCCGGCCCCGGCTCTGAAACAGGAAATGCACCTGATAGGTGCCCTCTTCTTCGTAATCGAAAAGAGCAATATCCCGATTATCGAAGGTGATAGGGATATTTCCGGGACACGCCAGCCAATCTTCGCCTTTAAGTCCGCGATTAAGCGGGGCGGTATCAATTGCTCGGGCGATAAGAAAATTGGACAAGGCCATGCGCTAGTTCCACTGTGAAGACCCGTTCCCTTGGGGCTATGTGGAAAGCGCTCGAAGCGAGGGAACAAGACGATGATTGAAGTGTTCGTGCGCGCCTGTCAAGAGCGATTATGCGACTGAGAAATTCTGGCAGGTATATTGCCAGTAGATATCGGTAGCGCGTGCGCAGCCCATGGTGAAACCGACCTTATCGGCGCGGCCAGCAAGAAAGGCGGTGTCACCCGCAACGAGGATTGTAATCCAGCGCTTGCCGCAAGCGGAAATCTGGAACGTGTAATTACCTCCCGCGTGCACAACACGGAGCCAAGGATGCTTGGTGCTGTGCATAATTCGCTGATCGGAATTAAATGAAGATGCACTATTCCAATAATCGACTGCGATTGAAGGTAATTGTCCATAAGTGCGTTGATAGTCGAACTCGATGAATTTGCCCGTGCCGCTCTCATAAAGGCAAAGACCGAAACCATTATATTCGAATTCGCCGTTGCATGAGCCCTCGAAGCGGGCCGTAAGCGTCCAATTCGCAGTTGAACTTGCAAGCGTCACAAGCGCAAACGCATGCGACAAAACCGCAGGACCGGCGAAAGTATTAGGCTCGATTATAAGCCCACAATCGGTGTCATCGGTAAGCACCATGTTCGTAGCGCCGCCGCCATTCGAGAGAGTGAATGAAGCGGCCGTTGGAGGGCTCCAGTACCACGGCGTTGAACCACTAGGCGGCGCAATCCATGATGGATCCGCACCGGCACCGTTGGTCGAAAGCAGATAGCCCGCGGTCCCCGGCGCAAGTGCAGTCCATGTGGCATTACCTCGATAAAGAATTGAACCCCGCACGTTGGTAATTTGATCGAGGATTTCTTGAACCTTGGCGCTGATTGTAGGCGAATTGTTGATATCTCCGTCCGGTGCGAGCCCGATCCCATTACCCGCCACCAATTTGTGCGCGGTGAGATAATCTTGAAGATCCTGAAGCGTGATCGAATCGACAATATCGATTTGCCGCTGTTGTGCCCACCGAATGAAATAAAGCGTCGGTTGCCCCTGGCCGTCGACAATCGGGAATTGTTGATCGAGAGGCTGAAGCTCACCGGTCATTTGGCATCATCCGGATCGTTCATTTCCATATTGTCGATGCGTGCAACGGCACCGTCATCGGTAATCCGGAAAAGACGGCCGGGCGCTTCAATCTGGCCTAGGGAATACCACGACACTTCCGGCGAATTTTCGCCCGTTGTCACCGTTACTGTTCCCATGTCATCATAGGATTTACCGGCATCGTCGCTGATTTCCAGCTTGACGCCCGCACCAACATAAGCCGGCGCTCCCATATCCGTTGTAAGCCACACGGCATAGCAGGGCTGTACTTGCCGGCCGGTCATCGGAACCTGGCCCTGAATTACCCGTTCGAAAAAAATCTCTTGTGTGGGATCGGACGATTCCGGATTTTCGTCATAGGGTTGATTTGGATCGAGAAAATAAAGGAGCGGATAGGTGTCATCGCCGACAAGCACATTACTTCCAAACCTATTTCCTTCCGTGTCCGTAACGCCTTGTCCGTCAACCCAATTCAAGCCGATATTCACAGGCCAGTAAATTTCCTCGAATGCGTCCCAATCCATCCATTGCTCAGAATAGACGTCGTACACGAGTGTGCCGAAAGTGCCGAGCCGAAGCACATAGAAATCGTGCCCGTCGAGCGTAAATGTCCATGCCCGGATCTTTGGGTTGCTCGTGCGTCCCTTGACTGCGACTAAGACGGCTGCATTTGTGGTTCTTAGAGGCATAGAATTTTTGACCGTAACAAGACCACTGAGGCTTGAAGTTCGCTCAAACGGAGTTGGGAAATTCACCGCCGTGAGAACGTCCCCGAGCGTCACGCGCACTTCAAGGCTTGACACCGTAGCGGTGACAAGAACGTCAGTTGTCGTAATTCGAGTTTCCGGCGTAGCAACCATGATTTACAGTGTTCGGTTGAGTTGCAAATTCATCGCATTGACCGAAGTTCGCGACCATGCCGCAGCCGTGGCCGGATCAGTATCGAAAATATCCCACCAATAGGTGTAAGCCGTAGTTATCGGCCGATCAGCACCCAGGCCCGTGGAAGCTCCTGAAATAGCACCAACCTGGATATTCCCGTCGCCTGCATCGGTTTTTCGGGAACGATGAATCGGCATAACTCCGCGGACACTCGTTACCGTGATAGGAAGATCCGACAATGAGCATTTATACGCGGCCGGCGCCGGTGTTGGTGCCGAAATATAGCTCCCATCATCGTCCGGCGTCACTTCATTGATGAGATTGTAGCCCGTTGTTCCGGCCGATGGCGTCCAATTCAAAGCCACGTCAGCGTCGGGAATGATTTTCAGGACTTGGCATGAACCCATGAAATTATTGTTAAAGCCTGTGGTGGTGTCCCAAATGATGTAGTCTTTAACGTACATCGTCGGGCCGCTATCAGAATTCCCGATGCCCATCTGCGCGATAGAGGCGGTGACTCCGCCAGCGCTGTTGATTGTATCGACATTGGTAAGATTGACGACCGTAATTCCTTCAACCCGAACCTCAACGGATCCTACAGTGTCGCTCAAAACCACTTTGGTTTCGATATGTTGCCACGCATTCGCGACAATTATCGGAGCACCGGAATCGCCGAGCTTAGTGGTTGCGGTGACCCAAAAATCATATTGGGTCGTTGCGAGCGCGTCCCCTCGATAAACTTCAATCCATCCGGCAGTATTAACCGTAATGATGATATGGCGACTGTCGCTGATATCTCGAAATGAGGCAATAACTGGATGCTGCGTACCGGTCGAAGGAAGAGCTTCGAGCCAGATACGTTGTGCTACTCCTATCGTTGTACGTGCGATCGGCAGCACTTTCCGCATGATACTGCCGATCCCCCCGCTATATGTACGCAAAACCTGGCCGCCGCCGGCAGTAGGATCAGGATCCACCTGAAGATCCACTCGCGAAGTTTCAGCATAAACACCGTTCAACATTCGGGCAGCGCGGCCGGCGTCCGTGCCATAGATATTAAAATTGTCCATCCAATTGATAGCCATGGCGAATTCCTAAATTACGAGTTGTGCTGCCTGAAACTGAATGGCTTCCCGGATACGCTCTTCCACGTCTGGCCGGGAAATTCGCTTGGTCCCGCCCTGGACTTGAAAAACCGCACCTTCATTATCCACAATTATCATGCTGTCTTTGACTTGAATAGCGGTGCCTTCCCAAGCGCCGCGATCAAAGACGACACCCTGCACACGCAACACCGGCTGGTCGATATTTCCCGTGAAGTACCAGACTTCTGTTGTGGCAGTCGCAGGCAACCAAAATTGATCGCCAAAAACCGCAATTCCCGTGAGAGGATCCGGGGAGCGTTCGGCTGTCGCATAATTCAAAGGATCGATGGTCGTTTCGCCTGGTTCGATCCAATAAAAGCGACCGTTGATATCGTTTCCTTGCGCCGGGACTACAACCACGTAGGACGCCACGAAAGCGAGCCCGAGCACGCCGACGTCATCGGGCGTCTGTACTTGCGTCCATGTCGCCCCACCGCCGCCCGTAAGCGTTGCCGCGGTCCACGCGATTGCCGCGCCTGTCTCAGTCGTTGCTACGGTGTTTCCAGCGGTGCCAATCGCCGTTGCGCGCACTGTCACTGACGCGCCCGTGCGATTGGTTGGTTTGGCTGTCGTATTCGCGGTAAGCGCAGTGCTATATTGAGTACCCGGCGTGCCGCTATTATCGATGGCGTCCGAAAAATTCGTCCATGCGGCTGCTGCGGAAACTCCCAAAGCCACTAACCACGGATTCGCGAGCGTTCCGGCCGGGGCCCCCGCATTCACGCTGCCGTTTGTGAATTTGTAATAGATCCCGCCGATTTGAACGGTGTCATTGTTGGCAGGCGTCCCGGAAATGGTACCGGTCGCGTAGCCGTTTTCCATGTAGAGATTGAGCGCGCCGCCGCCAGTAACGAACAGATATGCCGGTGTCGTACCGATATTCGCGGTTGCCGCCATAATGACGGCGTTGTTGGGGCTCGGGCTTCCAATGGCGCCAATGAACGTTTTCGTGCCGTCTGTATCGACGCGCCATAGATTATCGCCGCTCGCGACGAACGCGGCGCCATTAAAGCTCCCCGGCTGACTGTAGATGCCCCGGATGCCGTCCTGGCCGACATACATGTAGCGCGTCATGCCCATGCGTGCGATCATGGCCGAATTCTGGCCCGTGAGGATCGGGTTTTGCTCGAAATAGCGGTTGCGCGTCCGAATGCGCGCTTCCTTCGCTACTCCCCGAAAATAATCACTTCGAGAGAGCGGAATATCCACCATGACTACGGACCTCCATACCAGCCACGGTTGAAGGCCGAATTGCTCGAAAATGCGCGCTGAGAGTCATAACCTTGCCGCGACATGAAAGGCCACGAAAGGCTATCGTCGATTTCCAGCGGCATTGACTGCAAATAGCGCGCCACGAATTGATTGCGCTGCTGCTTGAAAACGGACGCCGTTTGCGGGTCCATCTCGCGACCATAGCGCGGGTTGAGGCGCATCGCCAAACCGATATAGAAAAAGGCGTCAAATTCTTCCGGGAACGGATTTTGGTCCGTCGCGAGAAGTGCGGAAAGCTTCACCCAATTGCCCTTGTCGGCACGGTAAAACCATTCCTGGAAGGTGTTGTTCGTGTTGAGAACCTTGGCCGCGGTGCCCTCAATAGTGCGCCCGTTGGCATCGAGCGTCACCGGAAAAACGGCGAGTCGGCCGAACGGGTCCGCGATCCCCATACGGGCGCCGTCTTGTGGATATGCCGTCAAATAGACAGTGATCGCAGCCGTGTTCGTCACCAACAGACGTTGGTTAATGGCCGGCCGCTGAATCGAATAAGGTGTGCGGGGATCGACAAAGCCGGGCTCGTCGGTGTTGAACGTCCCGAGCGGCCAATCGACGAGGCTTTCCCCGGCATCGCCGCCATAAATTGAAAGAACGTTTTGGTTGTAGAGCCGAAGCGCTTCCGTGACTTGATTATCGCTCGGGACTTTGCCGAGAGGGATGATATTTCCCTCTCGAAAAGCGTCCGTAATGAGGGATGAAATCAGCGTCACGGAAGTGCTCCATAGGCAACATTACAGGTCGAGCGGATAGCCTGGTGCTGGCGCCGGCCGGGATACGCCAACCTTCATCCGCCACAGACCTTCCTTGGTCTTCGATTGCGTCTGCGCGTGCATCTCGGGATCGTAAGGATGCCCGTAAGCGTCAAGCTCCGTATTTGCTTGCTTCACGGGCTCCTGCTTGGACTTTTTCTTCGCAGGCTCCTTGGTCGGGTCACCCGCGGACTGCTTTTCCGCGCCCGACGTCCAATCCTTTGGCACGTCTTCCGCTTTCTCGAAAATCGCGGTCTTGCCATCGGGGCTGTTGAACCATGCGGGCCAAGTGATCTTTTTCATTTTCGTGTTCTCCTTCGATTAACAGAACAACGTGCCCGCAGCGCCGCCGGCAAGCTGCACGGTTCCGCCGGCACTCGTGGGCAGCAAAAGCGGAATTCGGGTGA